GAACCCGCACCGGTACCCTCTAAGGTAACGGTTAAATCCACCGGTTGATTATTAATCATTTTATACCAAATATCGCTTTGAACTGATTTTAGATTACTCATAACTAATCCTCCGTCATAAAAATAGCTGATGATTGGTTTACACAAGCGGTATCAGCAACAACTCCACCGGTAGTGTTTTTATAGAACATTCCACCACTAGCTTCGGTTGCTAACGCTTCGGTTACAAAATCAGCACGGTTGGCACCATAAACCATAATTCCGGCAACTTCTTTGATGTTCTTGAAATCATCAACTTCTTCGCCAAAGTTTAATGCTTCTTCAACACCAATACCCATCGCTTGATTGCCGAAGCAAAGCGCGCAATAGTTGTCGGTTATAGCTGTTGGTTCAAACATTGAATTTATCGGATTGGTGTCATCATCACCATAAAACGCACCGGTAGCATCATCCCATCCACGAATACCAACGATATCCTCGAATATGACAAATCCTTCCATAGCGTTCATCGCGCTAGCGAAAGCGGGATGGTCTTTAATATGACTTGAAAATGCTGAATCTGTTGCGGCCTTATAATCCGTATCAGTTTTCAATGTTTTTGCTTGTGCCGGATGAACTACCAATACCCAAAACTTATAACCATTTTTGGTTACAATTTGCGGGATTTTCAGTTGCATACATTTAATACGCATTAAGCGTAAAAATGCTACTGTTAGTCCTGTATCTGCGGCGGTAACTGATGTGTCTAACTGTGCGGCAGTACAAAACTGTTTTTCGGTTCCACACGCATCCATAACTCCACCATTATTGACATAAATGTTTGGATGATAGCGTTTGTAAACACCAAGAGCATCATAATTCTTACTACCGGATAAGTTGGTACTCAATCCTTCATAAAAAGCACGATAAATCTCTTGGTTCAAATACTGCGCCCACCAATCAACTAAGTCCGGTTTCGCATTTTCGATAAGTTTCAACTTGCGCGCACGCAAATCTGACATCTTACCGGCTTGTGCTTCCACGACCTTTCTCGTTTGATTAATGTATGAACGTAGCCAATTAAAAGTCCTTCTTTCACCGGTACCTTTAGCAACGGTATCACCAAAAACCGGCGCACCGGTTAATCTACGGCGAAATGGGATTAACATATTATCACGACCGGCACCGGCAAAATCAGTCAATCTTTCGATTGGATTGCCCGATGGGGTCATAAGTTTCTCACCCGAAGGATTATTAATTACTTTAACATCGCCTACAAAGGCGTGCCAAAAAGTTCCGTACCACGCTTCGCGCCGTAAATCTTGATTCAAAACTGCTACATTTTGAATGAAAGTTTGTTCGGCTAACATAATTAATTTCCTATTTCTTTAATTTTTCTAATTCTTGTTTATAAATGGCATACTGTTGCGGTGTAAGTCTATCTAGCGTTCTTTCCATTTCATCCGGTTCCATATTGGCAATACGTTCCACGAATGAAACGACATTACCGGATTTACCGGTACTAGTTATTTTCACGGATTTAGTTTCCTTACCGGCGGCAATCTTCACATCCTTGCGTGCTTTTTGTTCGCCACTAATTTTATACATCTTGGTAACTGCATCCGCGCCTAGTATATCGGTTAGACCCTTATGAATGGCATCTGCGCTATACTTACCTTCATCCAAATAAGATTCGGCTGATTTAGCAATAGTTTCCCACTCTATTTCGGAAAATTCAAATCCGTTGGACTTTAACTCCTCTCTCTCTTTCGCTAGAAATTCCTTATTGTCTTTTGAATTGAATCTTTCGTTTAGCTTGTCTTCTTCTCGCTTCAAGCTTATGTTGGCTTCGATAATGCTAACAATCTTGTTTTGGCGCGCCCATTCTTCCGGATTTAAGTCTTCATCTATCTGACCCAAGATTGCTCTTTGGTTAGGTAAATCATTCTCTAAATCCTTGATTGGTGTACGCTTTAACAGTTGTTCCGGTGTTAAATTAACATCGGCTAACAGTTTTTCTTGTTCCTCAATCTTCTTTGTGAGAATCTTGATTGAAACATCTGTCCTGTCTAACTCACTAGGTTTACCAACACCTTCATCGGCCGGTTTTGACTTGGCAGCTTCTTCAACTACTTCCTCATCCTTGTCCGATGGTTCATCTTTCGACTTGTCGGAATCTTCTTCCGCTTCCTCTACTATAAAAAGTTTTCCATCTTTTTCAATAATTTCACCCGGCTCTTTTACTTCCGTAATTTCCGGTTGAGTTTCAATTTTTTCTTCTGTTTCTTTAATTGCTTCTGACATAATTTACCCCTGTGCTATTGGTTGTTGATTTCCGGCCTCTGCTGAAAGCTTCTGATTTTCTAGGATTGCTTTTTCCTTTTCAATCATATTTTGCTCTTTAGCATCTTCGCCTTGTGCCTGTAAAACATTATCAATCCATTCTAGCCACTTGTCTATTCCTTTGACCGGTGCGCTTGCTACTAGCGTTTTTACATCCACTAGTGCCGGATTGACTGATTGTACTACACTTGCGATGGCCATTAATTTGTTAAAGTTGTCTTCCTTCGCGGTTACGTTATCTTCACCTTCGTCTAATTCTACATACATTGATGCGTTTTTTACATCATTTAGAATTTGACCGGCCATTTGAAGATTGACAAATTCATCTTGCCAAACTGTTTTCCCTTCTTCATCCGTTCTTTTGGTTTTAATCATCCTGTCCATTTCTGAATATACATAAGCAAAATTATCTATATAATCCTTTGCTATCATTTTCCTTAGATTAGATACATTCTTGAAATACGGATTTATAGCCGCACTTGCCATATCTACCTTCGATTCAAACAGTTTCCCGGATTCGCCACTACGTTCAGTTTCACCGCGCATAGCTGCCGTAGATTGCGCTATCTTGTCGCCGTGCATCAAGCTATCTTGTGTATTAATAAGTATTTCCGGTTGGACTTGCTGCGGTTGTAGTCTAGTAATCTTAGTGTTAGGATTCTTGGTCATCACCACTAAGCTAGGTATATTACCTTTTTTAGAAAGTTTTTCGTATGCTTCTTTTTCACCGCCGCCGTGAATGATTGTAGTTCCGGCCAACACTTGGCTTAAATAATCGCGGTTTTGAGATTTACCTTTGTTGATATCATCTTGGATATCTTTCAATAGTCCAACTAAACTAGTGGCTTCGATTACTTGATTGGTATATGAATATGAATTTAATCTGAATACATCAAAATTGCGTGTTGGCACATCGCTATCTTCATCAACAACTACTAAATAATTAAGTGCCGGAATAACCGTAGTTATATGAATTATCTCACCATCAACTTCACCCAAATACTCTAAGTCCGGGTTCTGTAATTTCATATCTTTCCAATCTTTCTGCGGAATATGAACGATTCCCTCGCCGTTAAAGGCGCGGACTTCCCGGTGTGTAGTCCTTTCTTGCATTTCAACTATCCGGAATGTATCGTTTTCTTTATCATAATCGGAACTCATCGGTGCGCCGGTATCTAAGAATCTCTTAACATAACCGGTAATTCTATCCCACCACTTCTGTTTACCAACTTCATCAAATATTTCTTTAGCGATATTGTGCATATCGGCCAATACTTCCGGTTTTTCCCAACCTTCTTTAAGAATATATCTACACTTATTAAGTGCATAATCGCTAGTTTTAGTTTCCGGGTCTAGCATAAGTCGCATATTATTAGCAACTTCATAATGATAATCTAAATATCCTTCTTCGTTCATCTTGAAGCTTCTGACAATATATCCACCAACCGGCATAATCAAAGCATCTGAAAATACGGTTTGTATCATTTCTTCTACATCTTGCTCATCGTTAATAGCGTTCCATCTAGCTTGGACTACATCAACGGTTTGTATTACTCTAGGGTCTAATGACTTAGTTTTAATTAATGCTCTGCGGCGTGAAAGTTGTTCGTTACCTATCAAAAGTGCTAGGTAAGGAATCATAATCGAATATTTTAATAGTGGTTTCTTGAATCGTATGGCGTTGGCCTTGTCTTTGGCCGAATAAGGGTCGTTCAATACATAGCGCATATATTCTTTGCTTTTAGATTTAACATCTGTATAAGCATCTTCCGCAACGCGCCACGCCGTTCTTACTTTATCTGCTTGTGGTGTGATTGAAGTTTCCATTATACGCTCAACCAACTGCCGGCAACACTATCACTTTTTTCTGAATATATTTTTGCCATTCTTGCTTTCCAACCTTTTTCTTGGTTCTCTGAATTAGTTAATCCGGGTAAAATTATCGTGCCGCCATAACGCAACGCATCGTAAGCGTGGTCTTCGGCCTTTGTGTCAATATCTTCCGGGTCAAGTTCGGCCGATGGTAAGGCGGGTATTGTTTCGATACAATAAGTACAATTAGAAGTGAATCTAATTCGTGGTACACCTTTAGGTATCGGTTCAAGCGCATCATAGATAATTTTAGCACCCACTTTCCTATCCCTTACGCCCGGTTGCAGCCATATCTTTTCATCTTGATAATGTTCGGCCGGCGAATAAGGCATCTGTTCCTTCTCACTTATTTGCGCCCAATACTGCGGGTCGGCGTAATCACCGGCAAAGTCATCGCTAGTAAGTCCGTATTTTTCACTAGAATATTCTCTTACGCGCTTGGCTTGTGCGCTTGATGCTAGGCCGGTTTCAACTATCTCATCAAAAACAATTATGTTGCCATCACCATCAACGGCAGCGAATAAACAAACGAAATTGGCTTTGGTTCCATAATCATAAAATCTATATAAAGCGTGTGTATGTACTGAAAAATCAATGTTATAACGGAATAGTTTTTCATCAATCGTATGCGTGTCTTCATCCCATTTATCAAAGAACATACCGGCAAACGCACCCCAATTACCAAATAGCCACATCTGTTTTTGAGTTTCTTTTAAATTTTTAAGTCGCAATACATAGGCCGGGTCATTTTCCATAAGTGATGGATTCTCGAACACTAAGGATGGAATGTACTGCCAAGATACGCCATTCTCATCAAAATAAGGCGGCGCGGTCTTCATAAGTGTATAGGTTATATCTAGCGGTTCGTTATAAACCGGCGTAGATGGAATTGGCCGACACATATCAACAAATCTTTTCTTCAACCAAACGTGGCCAATATTTCCCGGATTAGAAGTGTAACAAGCTTGCGGCTTTAGTTCCGGATTAGTGGTTCGGTTAGATGTAACAATTTTATCTACCCAATCCTCATAGAACTGATTAACCTCATCAAATCCTATGAAATTGTAATTACCGCCGATATAGTCATCCAACGCTCTTGAATCTCTACAATGTACCATATAAATCTTTGCGCCACTAGGAAATAAATATCTGCGGTTCCGTTCTTGCCACTTACCACCATAGATAGGATATAGTTTTTCG